CTAATAGTGATCCTGGAGATTATCTTGCATTGTTTTGTTCTGAAGCAGTTCTGCCAGGATCTCAAATTCAGACATCTCAAGTTGACGGATTGAGACAAGGTGTATCATCAAATTATGCTGTTTATAGAAGATATCCAGATATTCAATTGACTTTTTACTCACAGCAAGATTATTATACTAATGACGTTTTCAATGCTTGGATGGAATATATTTCTCCGACGTATATTGAAAATGGAACTCACGGAGAAACTGTTTATAAAAGATTAGAAAATACTGCGTCATATAGAAAACTTAGATATCCAAATGAATATAAGTGCCCCATTCAAATTACTGCATTTAGTTCAGAAGTATTTCTTGATCTTGACCGATTATCTGCGAATAATGTAGATGTGTCTAGACAACCAAATTCAATTACATATCATTTAGTGAATGCATTTCCAGCGAATATTGTATCTGCTCCACTTGCGTATGGAGATGCGGAATTGATAAAAACATCTATACAATTCAAGTATGATTACTACTATATTGAAAGAACTGCTAGAAATCCAGACACTGATGCATTCTATGAAAGTGAAGCAGTACCAAAAACTCCTATTCCACAACCACGATAAATAAACTCAATGATGTGAATTTATATGCCATTACCTAAAGTTGTTGCACCAACATTTGAAGTTGAACTAATTTCTACAGGAAAACCAGTCAAGTATAGACCATTTCTCGTAAAAGAAGAAAAAATTCTTCTAATTGCACTTGAAAGTGGAAATGAAAAGGATATCAGCAATGCAATCAAGGACATCTTGAAAGCATGTATTCTTACTCGTGGAGTAAAGGTTGAAGAACTTCCAAGTTTTGACTTAGAATATCTTTTCCTAAATGTACGTGGAAAATCTGTAGGCGAAAGCGTTGAACTTATTGTTACTTGCACAGATGATAATGAAACTCAAGTTCCACTGACAGTTAGATTATCTGATATCAAACTTGTTGTTCCTGAAGGACATTCTGAGATTATTGAAGTTGGCGGTGGAATTTCAATAAAAATGAAATATCCTTCACTTCAGCAATTTATTGAAAACAACTTCTATGTTTCTAATGTTGGAAACAACGTAGAAAAAATTGATAAAGCATTCAAAGCAGTTTCATCCTGCATCGATCAGGTTTATACCGAAGATCAATCTTGGTCTGGGTCTGATTGCACTGAAAAAGAACTAATTGACTTTATTGAACAATTAGATAGTCCTCAGTTTTCTAAGATTGAGAACTTCTTCAAGACAATGCCAAGATTATCATATTCGACAAAGGTAAAAAATCCAAATACAGGCGTAGAAACTGATGTTCTAATTGAGGGACTGTCAAATTTTTTCGCATAATGCTGTATCATATCAGTTTGAGTGCATATTATGAAAATAATTTTGCTTTGATGCAGCATCACCATTGGAGCATAACTGAAATAGAAAATATGATGCCCTGGGAAAGGGAAATCTATGTTACATATCTCCAAAATTATTTGGAGAAAAAGAAATTAGAAGCACAACAATCAGCCAATGCTTCCTACTAGTCCAGCGTTTCAATATGTCTTACCACGTTCGACAACTGTTGGGGTAAAACCACAGTCGTCACTAATTCCTGGTGCTCCCGATCCATTAGCATCATTTGCTCAGAAGGAAGGTATCAAACTTCCTGTGCAGCAAAGAATGAGTAGGGCATATGATAAGTTGCTTATGGAAGCAGAAGAGAAAGCAGGTGCTCTTTCTCCAAAATCTATAAGAACTTTAGGTAAACTTGTACTAGAATTTGAACAAGTAAATACTAATCTTTCTCAAATCCAGAAAGAAATACGAGCAGACATTCGTGCTAAGAAAGCATACTTTGACCAAGAGAAAAAACTTTTCAAAAAAGAAGAAGACGAACTGAAAAGTATTCGTGGTGCATTTTTTGGTCTAAGGGCTAAACTTGGTGCATTCAGTGCTTTACTTGCTGGTAAAGCATTCATGGAAGGAAGATATAGTGATGCTTTCCAGAATGCTGGTGTTGCTGTAGGATCATTCTTACCAGAGATTATCAATATTACTTCATCCGTGGTTCTTGGAGGACTTGCTGTAAGGGGTGTAGCAGGGGCAGGAGCAGGCGTTGCTGCACGAGGAGGAGCAAGAGTTGCACCAACAGCGGCTGCCCCTAGAATGGGCGGCAGAGCGGGAATGTTGGGGTTAGCAGGAGCTGGGGCGCTTGCTTATACTGCAGGAAGAAGTGGTGGGGCAGAAGAAAGAAGGCAGAGTTTAGTTCTAAGGGAAACTGGAGGAGACGCAACAATATCTACACAAGATGTTGATCGGTTTTCATCAATACTGAACCGATTTGATAGTATCGTTAGATCAATGCTTCCATCTGGTGTTGGTGGACCAGATGAAGAACCAAGGCGATTTGAAGATTTTGAAGGTGATGGTGGAAATCCACCACCTCCACCAAGACCACCATTACCAGTTACTCAGTTCTCTGAAGATAAGATGACTGCCATTGCTCAAGCAGCAGGCATTATTGGTCTGGAACCTCATGAATTGGCGGGTATTATTGCTGCGGAGTCTAGTGGAGATCCGACAAGAACTAATCCTGTTTCGGGAAGAGTTGGTCTCATTCAAATGGGTCCAAATGAAACTGCATCGTTTGGCGTCAAGTTTGAAGACTATAAGAAGATGACATTCAACCAACAATTAGATTTGGTTGTAAAGTATTTCAAGCAACGTGGATTTCAACCTGGAATGGGTGCAGAAAAAGCATATCGAACAGTTCATGGAGGAAATCCAAATGCAAGAACTATCGATGCTGCTGGTGTAGATACGATTGAATATTTCAACAGAAAAGTTTCTCCTTTGATAAAAGGATATGAAGGTAAGTTCACGAATATCAAACCTCCAGCAACACAGACTATTCAACCTCCAGTCATTATGGTTCCTCCACCAGAACCAGAACCAACACCACAAGGAGATCAATCCTTTGTAAGAACAGAACCTGGATCTTCAAACATTGCTTCTATTCAAATCCCAGGACAAACTACTCAGGTTTCTCCAAAACCACCAAAGCAAGTATCAAGTCCTGAAGTGAATTTTGATCCTGAATATCAAGGGCAAGATAAATTCGCATCTAACCTAATCTTAGGAGCATTTGCATGAACTACGAAAGGTTAGCAGAACTTGCAACTTCTAGCACTAGGAATACAATCAACCTTGCAAAACTTTTTGCAACATCCTTTACCACACAAAGAGAAATTGAGCAGGGTAGACTTGGATTATTTGAAAAGGCAATTGTCACAAGAAAGGATGCCTATCGTTCTATTTTAGAAAGTGTAGAGCAAAAAGAAGAAGCAGAAGGATCTAAACTTGATGCACTTCTTGGTGCTCTTGGTTTAGGTGGACTTGCAAAAGGATTACGAGGAATAAGAGCACCAAGATCCGCAACTTCAGTACCAGCAACTCCTAGAGTATTACCAACACCACCACAAACCAGAGTAACTGGTAGAGGAGTTATTCCAAGAACACCAAAGTTACCTAGAGGAAGACTTGCTGGTATTCCTGGATTGAATGTTGCCCTGACAGGATTAGATTTTTTACAAAGAAAACAAGCAGGACAAACAAATCTACAAGCAGGTGCAGGATCGTTAGCATCAACACTTGCTGCTATAGGAACTGCTGGATTGGTTGGTACTGCTATCGGCGGTCCTGTTGGCACAATTGCTGGACTAGCTGCTGGCACACTTGCCGCATTTGGTGCTGGAAGTTTGGTTGATATGTTGACAGGTGCTAATACTGCTGAAGGAAGAATAGAACAAGAAGAAAGAAGAACCAGAATTGTTGGAAAAACTAAGTTTTCTGAAGCACTAGATCGGTTTGATAGTGTACTTGGAAATCTTGCTAAGTTAGCAGAGTACATGAAGTCTGGTGGTAAACCGACTGGTGGGACTGATAGGGAAATCCCAATGAATACTGAAGGTGTCAACCCAGAAGATATAAGAAATGCGAAGCCACTTCGACCTGATGCGGGTCCACCAAGTCCAGAAAACAGAATGCCTGATGCATCTGCACCTGGTGCATATGGTATTCCTGGTGATCCAAAAAGTCCCAGGATTGGTGAATGGGTTGGTAGTATGCCACCAAATATCAAACCAGCATCTAGGGGAGTTGGTGGGCAACTTTTAGAACCAAAAACTAATGAAGTTGCATTTCAAAGAGGTGGGATGCAATCAATTCCATCAACAAATTATCAAGTAGCACAAAGTTCTGGTGGTGGAACGAATA